ACCACTTCAGCTGCATCAGTCGACATAACAGTATTATCAGTCGCAATCTCATAATCAGGCACAATATAATCCTCGCCGCCGCCTGTAAGCTGCAGATTGGTGGGCGCCGTTTCGTCCCGGCTTAAATCGCGCATAATCTCCACGCTAACCGGCAGATATTTAAACATGTGCCTAATAACCGTCTTCTTCCCCATTTCTTCAAAATCAGTTATCCATGGGCCATTGTTTGCGGCCTTAGATCTCTTACGCCGCGCCTCTACCTCCTCAATAGGCATAAACTCAAACTGATAGCCGCCATCCTTGAAATGAGCAACCGCATAAAACCCAATGTTTTTACCACGCGCACCTATGGCCGGCTTATGGTTCAACTTAGGCTCCAGGCCGTATTCATATTCAAATGTATCGTTTTCGTAAACAGCATGGGAGTAAATTGATTGGATATTACCGGATCGACGGGCAAGGTCAATCATACCTCTATAACCAATAATGAATTGAACATCCATTGTGTTCTGCTTGTTATTTCTAAAAGGCACCAGATAGGCATGTCCCAAAAGACCAGGTTCCAGGCCAAGCTGAGCGCACTGCATTACGGCGCCCATTAAAGATTGGATGTTACATTCTAACAGCTTGGGATTTGTTCTAATGACTGTCAGCGCTACCCTGGCGAGTCTATCCGCATCCATATGTTTTGGCAGTGCCCGGGCAATTTCCGGCCCCATTTTCTTCAGGTAATCATGTATTGTTTGCACCGGCGACTTTGGCGCTGCTTTGGTTTCGTTTGCCTTAACCGCTAATTTATCTTTTAACTCACTATTATTTGCTGTTACCATAACTATTGGCCCCCTTATTTGATTGCAAAGCGCCTATATGGACTTACCTTTGCATATTTTTTGAAAATCTTTGGATGTTCGGCCTTAAGTTTCTTGCTGTCGACGCGCTCTTGTATAGCCGTTTTCCATGTAACCCGCCTATCCCCGATATAACCGGCCTCACATTCGCCTAGCATTGCTTTAAGTTTGTTCGCCGCTTCATCCTTACGGCCGGCAGCCGCTTTTTCCTCGCCGGCAGCTGTCTGATACTGGTCAATTAAGCCTACCGCATCATCTGGCAGCAATATCTCCGATTTTTCTTCCGACCGTGGATATAAGAGGTTTAATACATCAGTGCTTGCCTTGCTTCCGTCAATCTCCGGCGGTGTGCGATTCTCGACCAACTTCCAAAAGTCCCTTTCAATCTCAATCAAATAACTGATTATATCCCAGTCCCGAATAACGAGCCTCTCCTGGTACTCCTGGCCGCCGATTAATACAGCTATCGCCGCCCATCTATAGCCGGTAACGGCAAGATAATGCTGCACCTGGATCATATATTCGTCCGGAATCTTATCGCCGGACCAAGCATCTTTGTTATATGCGCTGGTCGTCTTAATCTCCAAAACCCCTGTGCCTGGACCTTTGCCATAGATATTACCAACTATCCGATCAATATTGGCGATCATAAACTTATGTTCACGATGCTGAAGCACGGCATTTCTCCGCTTAACCCTAAGACCAGAGCGCTTGGCGTATTCTCTTACTATTACATCCTCCAGCGCTAACCCCCAGTAAGCGGCTTCGCCGGCCTCAGATTCTACCTCACCTATCTTTTCAAGGTATACGGACATCGGACTTTTCCATTTGCTTAGGCCGGCTATTGCGGCGGCGTCACTGCCGCCTATTCCACGCCGGCGTACGTTTAGCCAGTCCTGATGCGACATCCCCGCAGTATTTGCAATCTGTACCGCGTCCACCTATTCCATCTCCCATTCCCCGGCCACAATGCGCATAGCGCCGGCATGTTTAACAAGGCACTCTAAGTCATCATGGACAATGCTGCCATTCAGCTCCAGGGCATCCTCGCCGCAAAAGATATCTTCCCCGCAGGCTTCACATACCGCCCAAGGTTCAGGCTCTGGATCGGTGGGCGGTATGAACCTATCAGCAATAAACTCGCTAATCATGCCCCACCCTCCTTCCGTTGGCGTTTGGCGTAAATCTTGCCATATATGCCCCACTCTTCCGGCGGGACTTCGCGAAGGACCGTAAGTTCAGATGTCCGCACTTTCCCGTCTGTATTGGTAGGGATTACAATTTTGTTTAGGGGTACGGCACATTCAAGAATTGCAAACTCTCTTTTGTCACGCATAAAATTTAAGGCCCAATGTAGATGCGACACATGAAGACCATAGCTGCACTGATCGTTTACATCCCAGTCGCATTTATTGGTAGCCGTAGCGCCAATTGAATATTTAAAACTATTGTCATAAAACGACACCATATCAGGGCGCACGCCCTTATAAAGTATGGCAGCCCCATCCTTAACTGTAATACCATAAAAGTCACAGTATTCTTGGACCGTCTGGGGCAGAGTAACTATCCGAGCATTCCCCGAGATCGTAAGATTTGCGATTTCCGAATACTTTGCTATTTGAACATTCCCCCAGGCCTCGACGCTGGAGTTCCCCCAGGCCTCGACGCTGGAGTTCCCCCTGGCCACGACGCTGGAGTTCCCCCAGGCCACGACGCTGGAGTTCCCCCAGGCCTCGACGCTGGAGTTCCCCCAGGCCACGACGCGCAAACCTTTACGTTCGGCAATAATAATTTTAGTACCAGCGGACTTCACGTAAATGTAACCATTAAATTCCTTCGGAATATCGTCCCATTCTTTTTGATTAGTTACGACCATCTCACCCACTAAAATCACTCCCGTTTTTATATGCTTCATACTCTTTCGGCTTCAAATAAGTGTAAAACATCGCGCCGGCATGGCGTTTAATGGCTTTGTACGAATGCCCGGTTCCGTCCATCTTAGGCAGAATCACCCACTCAATATCTGACGGTATATGCTCTATGTCGCTTAGTTTTCTGGCATGGATTAACACATCGCACTTCATTCCAGGACTGGCGCTTATGGTTAGTGCGCTAACCTCGGCGCTTATTTCCGCCGCCGCCTCACGCAGTTTATTTAAAGCGCTTTCAAGTTTGGTCATTTAACTACCTCCGATTGATTAGTTAGCCATACTGTGCTAAACTAACCATGGCTATTTTGTTTAGCCGGCTCAACAATCTCCAGTAGCGGGCACCATGATTGCCTTTTACGACTTGGATTTTCAACCTCGCCACTGAGTAGGCATTTTGGCCATGGATCTGGAGAGCGTCTTTTGGGGATAAAAAACCTACAGCCGTCGGCACATGTTTTAGGCATCCTTGCCATAATCGTTTCTGCGACTATCAATTTGCCCCCTCCTTATCCAGTTGACCAGCCAGCCAGGCTTTGAACTCCGCAACGGTGCCGGCAAACGACAGTATCCTGTACAGCTTCAACCCATTTCCACCTCCTGACGCATTTTGCAGCCATCCGGCGCTTCCTTTTGACAATGCCATCTGCACCAATATTCGTATGGGCAATCAAAACAGCACCAGCTGACATTCATCGAACACGGCTCCTCGGCACAAACGTACCTTACTCCCACCTAAAACCACCTGCCTTAATCAGCCGAGTCCACTGCCGCTGCCGCGGCGATGCTCTGCGCCAGGCCTGCCATGCGCGTAGACGGTCAATTAGCTTGGTCATTGGTCAACCTCCTCCGGATGTTCTGCCTTGTACTGCGCCCACGCATCACCAGCCGCCTTTAAGACTGCCGCCAAGCCCTCCGCTTTTCGGACGTCCGCCTCTTCCCGGGTAATCAAACCGTGTTCAGCCATAAGCTCCCAGTTCATTGGCTCACGCCTCCTTTCTACGGGTAAACTATTGATTTGTGTACTTTCTCATCTGCTATTGTCTGGGTAAGCGGTATTTCGCAGCGACTCCAGCCGTCTGACAGGCTGTCGTTGTGCACCATAACCATAGCGCCGTCTTTTTCAGGCACCCCATTCTCATCTATGCCGGTGTACAGCCTTGCGATAGATGTCTGGTGGTAGGCCTCTTCCTTCGTAACCATTTCGAGCGTTCCGGTGCCGCTTCCGTTAACCTGACGCAGGGCCGTTACGAGCCGTTCGACCGATGCAAAAGCGTAAACCCGGGAGCGGTTCCAAGAACTTTCGTTGTGTGCGCTTGGTTGGTAGATGGCGTATAACAACATTGGTTCACGCTCCTTTCTCCTTATATTTGTCAATCAAGTAGTTAGCATATTCCGCCGCCGGCGCCAGGTACTCTTCGATGGTCCGGTCCGTCTCCCGTAAGTCAGTTACTTCGCGCTTCACCACTTCGCCGGTATGGCGGTTGATGGTGATGGATAACGTGCCTATGAGCATTGGCTGGCCTCCTTTTGTAGGGTTTACCTCCCCGCCTGTCGAAGTTTGGTAATTGCTGAGGTTACCAATCCAAGGAAGGGAGGTGATTACTATAGACGGGCCTACAATTTTAAATGGTTTGAAAAATATGCAAAATGTCCTTAACAACTCCAATCAAGCTTTAGCGGGGCTAACTGTTGACGCGGTATCAGATTCAAGACACGCTAAATGGATGCATGAGCGCTTGGTAAGGTTAATCAGCGATTTTGAAGAAAATATGCCAGATAATATGCAAGCCGGCGGGAAACTTGTTTCTTTTCAAAACACAACATTCAGTATTGACGATGTTAGTTACTGGAATCCGGACATCATTATCTTTGACGGGACACTACTGGACCCCGACGGTGCAAAAGTTCAGCTTGTTCAGCATACATCCCAATTAAGCCTTTTGCTTGTAGCGGTTCCCCGCTCGGATACCTCAAAGCCACGCCGGAAAATTGGTTTTGAACAAGACACTCAAGAAGAAAAATAATTTTGTCCAGTTGCTCCCGCAAGGGGGCGTTTTCTTTGGTTGCGCTTGAACCAGTGGTTGGTAGCTCGTGCGGTGCCTCCGTGTTGCCGTTGGGCTGGTAGCCGTTGCTGTTGATTTGGTTCACCTCCTATGCTGTAGTTTTTTGCTGGTCAGACTGTTAAAATATGTGTAAGTACGTTTAAGAGGGTGGTTACTTTGACCGAAAAAGAAACAATATTACTGCTAAAGGCGCTTAAGCGCAAGAAACAAATGACTAGAAAACAGCTTAGAGACTATATTGGCTCGCAAGAAGATATTGTCATCTATGCATTTCGAGACTATGTTAAACTCATTTCGGAACCAAAATGGGTAAGTGGAGAACGCATTAGTTCAGATGATGATGTTTTTACAATAAGTGACATGGGTATCGATCGCCTAGATGCCTATAAAGAAAGACGAGAAAGCGTTATTACGGTAAGGTTGGCAATTATAATTTCCGCAGCCTCATTGCTTATCTCATTAGTCGCGTTGTTAAAGTGATAAGTGAAACACACAAGCTAATCAATGAAATGATGAGACAGAGATTGCTTAGTTTTCTAATTCCCTTGTGCTCTTCTGTAGTTGGCTCTGACATGACGATAGGCTTTTCCGGCAATTCGCCTATGGCGGTTAAAAATTCACCATAGGACATGGTTGACGCTAATTTCGGATTGTCGATAAAATCTTGCCTGCAGTATTTCAGCTAATTACACCTCCCTTCTTGCCGGCTGGTTATGCGTCAAATTTATTTGACTTCTTTCGTAAAAAAAATATAGCTATTTCATTCTCATTTATGCCTAACAAATTAACTGATTTTGCTATTTCTTCCTGTGTGAACTCAATTTTAGAGTTAAGTTTTGCTGATAACGTCGCTTTAGATACCCCTAATGCCGTTGCAAAATTTGTTTCGGTATTAAATGATTCCCTAATTCGACCTCTCAGCTTTGAGTGGTCAAAGTCAAACATTTGTTTTTAACCCCTCTCCTTTCTTCCATGACAGTCAAATAAATTTGATTATTCACAGTCTAATATACTTGACTTGGCTTGTCAATTAGTTTTGTAAAATTAACTTGACAAACTATATAGAAAACTTGAAATTAATTTGACCATGGCGTATAATTATTAAACAACAAATAATCCGCAAAGGAGGTTCCGACAATGGCAGACAGAATCCAATCTTTTTCTGAGCGTCTAAATATAGCTATGATGGAAAGAAATGTTAAGCAAATAGATTTAGCACAAATGACTGGGCTTAAAAAACAACAAATAAGCCAATATGTTAATGGTAAGTTTGAAGCAAAACAAGATGGCCTGTATCGGCTTGCCAAGGCTCTCAATGTAAACGAGGCTTGGTTAATGGGTTATGACGTGCCAATGGGCGCCTCCGATCCCGTCCTTGATGACATTGACGAAGTCTGGCAGCTCCGGGACGAACTCCACAAGCGCCCGGAGATGAAAATACTTTTTAATGCCACTAAGCACGTGAAGAAGGAAGATATAGAGAAGGTAGCCGCGTTGATGGATTCACTTGCTAAGGATTATAGGGACGAATAACTGACGGTCACGGGTTGAATCGGGTAAAGGAAAGCATATAATATAATCAAGAGGGAGGCGTTTATATTATGGCTAAAGATGTTTTAACCCAAAAAGAAAACAACCAAACAAAAAAAATAGAAGACTCCCAAGCCGAAGTCAGAAAAAGCGTAACTGAATTTAATAAGGAGTGGGATATGTGGACGAAATCAAAAAACAAGAAATGGGAACCAGCCAAGAAATACCGCTAATTGATTTTATTTATAAAGATTATTCACGTATAGATTCATTTATTGCGCAGATGACAGCCGGAGCCTTGCGAAACGTGAAATACAGAAGAAACGTTGCCCAAGGCTCTAATTCGTCTATGGGTGGCGGCATACCAAACCTATTAAATCTATCCAATACGGCAATAGATACTGAAACCAAGGAAAAAGAAGAAACTTATGAACCCCACGATTACGCAATATTAAATTTATTAGAACAGCTTGAACTTTCCGTATTGTCGGAGTTGCCAAGTGAAGCCACAGGCAAGCTTGTTCACATTAGGGGACGAATCACACTAAGAAACACTAAAACAGCTATCGACGTATTTCCGCTATTGCTCAAAAGTCCAGAAATATTTGGTATTCCCAAAAAAGAAGTGCCGCAGCTCAAAGGCGGCTTAAGCATCTTGTCCAAGATAATTAGACCCGGTCTTGAAATAGATATATTGCTTGATGATAAAAATTTATTATGCGGCTACATAAAAGAGGAGTATCTTACCGTAGAGCCTTACGATTTATTACGCTTATATGGCAGCACATTTCCAGGTTATTGGCATATTATTGGTGTTTTAGATGATGCTAAAAGGCACGACTTTAGCCAACTAAGTGAAATGAAGCAAGCTATTAATCAAATATCTGATATTGTAAGGAATATGTACGCTGAAAGTGATGCTTTAGGCTGGGGTTTATTCCCTATTTTGATATTCAGAGAGCTTGATAAATAGGTTCATTCGCTTTCCGAAAACGATTAATATAGGCAGGTGGACATCATGGAAGATGTTTACATCAGACTCACCAAGCTGCCGCCAAGTGTCGGTGGATACGTCGTACAAGATCCAGCCGGTAACTACAACATTTATCTCAATAAAAACCATTCATGGGAACATAACACCAAAGCACTAAAACATGAACTACGACACATTGATGGCAACCATTTTTCAAAAACAGAGCATGTAACTAATTTAGAGATAGGATAAACTATGATAGCCGTAGCCTACGCTCGATACTCCAGCGACAACCAGCGGGAGGAATCCATTGCCGCCCAACTTCACGAAATAGGCGAATACGCCAAAAATAACGGCATCACAATTATACACACTTACATAGACGAGGCCCGCACCGCAACCACCGATAACCGGCCGGGATTCCTCCAAATGGTCGACGACGCCAAGCGCGGCCAGTTCCAGGCCATTGTTGTGCATAAGCTGGACCGGTTTGCCCGTGACCGTTACGACCACATCCACTACGAACGTAAGCTGAAGCTGGCCGGCGTTGATATACTATCCGTCACCGAACGCCTGGACGATAGTCCAGAAAGCATTATCCTTAAGTCGGTCATCATTGGCATGGCCGAATACTATAGCAAGAACCTGGCCCGTGAGACGATGAAGGGCCTGAACGAGAACGCCAGGCACTGCCGGCATAACGGCGGCCGGCCGCCGCTTGGCCTTGATGTCGAACCCAGCACCAAGCAATACATTTTGAGCGCCAATCAAGACGAAGTTGATGCCGTAAGGCTTATATTCGATATGTATGTCAATGGTTTCAGCTATGGCGCCATAATAAGTGAATGCAACCTTCGGGGATACAAAACCAAAGTCGGTCAGCAGTTCGGTAAAAACTCGCTCTATGAAATCCTGCGCAATGAAAAATATGTTGGGACCTATACCTACAACCGCAGCGCAAGCAAAGACATTGCAGGCAAGAGGAATAACCATAAGAGCAAAGATGATATTACCCGGATGGAAAACGTCATCCCTGCGTTAGTCGACAAGGCCACATTCGAGGAGGTCCAGCGCCGAATGAGAGACAAGAAACGAAATGCCACCAATAAAGCAAAAGTTACATATCTACTTACAGGTTTGATTTTTTGCCAATGCGGCGCCGCCATGACCGGCACCAGCAGCACCTACAAAACAGACGACGGGCAGAATAATAAATTGCATTATTATCGGTGCGGCAAGTGCAGCATACCCAAAATCAGAAAAGAAATCGTCGAAGAGAAGGCGCTGGCTGAGCTCCAGAGTGAAATATTCAGCCCGGACAAGCTGTCGGTTATAGTGCAAAAGCTGAATAGCTACAACCAAACAGAATCTAGCCAGTTAGGAGATGCCCTGAAGCGGTATGAAACTGAGCTGAAAACCGTCAAAAAGGAACTTGACACCCTGGCTACATCAATATCCAAAGGCGCCCCCTTTGAACCGCTGGTGGATAAGCTGAACGAACTACAGGGCAAAAAAGAACTGCTGGAATGGAAAATAGCTGAGTCAAACACGGTTGTTGAGCACGGCACAATTACCGAAGAAATGATAAAAGCTTACCTGGATATACACAGGCAAGCCTTGGAAGATAAGAACCTTGATGCATGTAAGAAATTTATAAAAACCTATGTCCAGCGCGTAACGGTAGATACCGAGAATATTACTGTATATCTCACCTTTACACCTGTGCTTATGAGTGGTGGAGGCGGGGGGAGTTGAACCCACCGTCCGAAAGAAGAGCCACAAGACCTTCTACGAGCGTAGGTTGTGCTTTAATTTCGCTCCCTTGACGCCCACAATCAGGCTTCAACGGAGCTATCTCGATCAATGTCCCCTCAAGCTTCCGAGAATCAGCTTAAGAGTCAGCCTGTATTAATGACACCCCGAACCCCGCTCCACAGGCCGGTGCGGGTGGGATGCTAGCTGCAATTAAGCAGCTAGAGCGTAATTATTATTATCGGCAGTTATATTAACTGTTCCACCGTTTTACGGGCAGATGGAACCCCGGCTCGCTTATCCTGCCACAACTTCCCCCGTCGAAACCATTTCGCCCCCATAATTATAATATAATTTATGCTCCGCCAAATTATTGGCGCATTTTGTCTTTCATAGCCCGGTCAATTTCCCGCTTCGCGTCTCTGGCAGCCATGTCTTCCCGTTTATCATACTTCTTTTTGCCCCGGGCCAGAGCCAGCTCGATTTTAACCCAGCCCCGTGTAAAATAAAGCCGCAATGGGATCAATGCATAGCCTTTTTCTTTAGTCTGCCCCAAAAGCCGCATAATTTCTCGTTTATGCATTAAAAGTTTGCGTGGGCGCTTGGGCTCGTGGTTAAACCGGTTGCCCTGTTCATAAGGGCTGATATGCATATTGTACAGGATCAACTCGCCATTTTCAACCCGGGCATAACTGTCCTGCAGGTTGGCTTTGCCGGCCCGGATGGATTTAATTTCGGTGCCGGTCAAGGCTACGCCGGTCTCAAATTTTTCATCAATATGGTACTCGTGACGGGCTT